CGACATGCAGCAGCTCACTCCGCGATTGTGTGGAGAATCCGGTTATTATTCATGTTGCGACCATCTTGAAGGTGATGATGTCGCAGCCTGAGAGCTGGGTTCAAGCTCATAGCGACGTATCGGTGTTGAGACAGCTCACGCTAACTTTCAAAAAGAACGGAGAATTCAGAAAGTTTATCATCGACGCCATTCGCAGGAGCGGTCACCGCGGAACTTCGGCCCTCAATTGGTGGACGAACTTCACATGTTGGCACTGTGCCATTTTTGAGATGCCTGAGATGTTTTTGGATCCTGATGTGCGCTACGGGCGTGATCATGCAGGAATTCTCAGGTGGTTGGCCAGTGCTTTCGAGGGAGATGACAGCATCCTCTCGACGACACCAAAAATAAAGGAGGACGATGAGCTATATGTTTCCCTTATGCAGAGGTGGGAACGTTTAGGGTTCAATATGAAGATCTTTATTCGTGAGACGCGAGCATTATTCACTGGTTACTACCACGCGTTGGACAAGAATGGGCCCACAGGGGTGCTCATGCCAGAGATTGACCGGTGTTTTGCTCGTGCAGGCATTTCATGCAGCCCCACGATGATTGAGTGCTTCAAGGCGGAGGATCGCAATGGCTGCCAAGCCATATCGCGAGCCGCGGCACTGTCCAGGGCATATGAATTTGCAGGATTGTCGCCCACGATTTCAACCAAGTACTTGCGGTTTTACGAGAGTTTGACTGTCAAGACGAAGGTTGACCGAGATCTAGTCATGCGGACATGCGGCAGTGACGCCGAGTTCGCTGAGCCCGAGATTGTGGCAGAAATCAACCTCAAGAATGGTGCCGCCATGTCATTCGACAGCTCAGAACGAGATCGTTTGGCAGCGGTAGGGTTTGAGTGCACCGAGGAAGAACTGTCACAGTTCACGTTGCGATTGTGGGATTACGAGGTGCTGAAGGACTGGGATGGCTTTCGTGCGAGCCTTCCACAGTCGTGGCGCGTGGCTGAGGCCTAGCGCCACGTTTTAGTTGTGGTGGAGAAATGTTTCACTCCGTGTTGTTTAATTAGAAGTCCCAGGCCTTGAGGAGGAAATGCCTCAGGGGAGATGGCGTAGGACATATGCAAACCAAGGGGACAATCCGCCCCCCTCTCCTTTGTCCGGGGTTCAGAAGGGAGAAACCCCAAGAAGCCAGGCTTATTCTTGACCCCTCGCTTGATGAGCGCAAGCAGGGCGCAGCCTGCCGGTCCAGTGGAAGGAGCTGGCCTGAGGTGAAGGCCGTATCGGACGCGGGTTTGCAACCGCGGAGGGTTAGCCGCCTTAATCGATACAGGAGTTCCCCCTCTCCCGCGCATCCCGAAGGGATGTGACCCCGGCACCCAAGCTGTAATGGCGTGGAGTGTTGGAAGGGGAACCAAAGAATGGTTACGATGTGTGCCAGCACTGCTTGACAAATCTGGCCGCACCTAGTAGAAGAGACAAGTTTTTCCAAGCCCGCCGACCTCTCACGTTGACTATCAAACATCCATGGTAGCAGTTGATCCCATTCATGTCATGTCGGTCGTAGGTGGTTCTTGAGCCCACCTAATTGGAAGCACCAGGAGTTGATCGCCCTGGCTCGGCGCCGAACGGGGAAACCCGATAGTTTTGGCCGAGCACGTGCGGAGAACTTGTCTTGGGTGTGTGCATGTGTGGTCCACCCTACGATGAACATTTGGACACACAAATCGCTCTGTACATAGTTTCACAGTTTCACTCCGTCAGTCCATCGGAGTCGATGGCTCACGACGACCTGGTGAGGACTCAGGCCTGGTCAGTTCAGGTCTCCAGCGAGATACCAATCGCCATTATGGTTAAGATGTTGCGCAAAGTTGGCGTCAAGAAGACGCTCAAGATGAAGAAGCGCGGGGGTGCCAAGCTTGTCGGAATCAAGCAGGGTGTCGGCGCCGTCACCAAGTCCGCCTTTCCCAAGCCTCAAGCGCGCCGCAAGGCGGCAGCTAAGAAGGCGAACTTGCGGCAGGTGTTGAACGCCATGAACCCAGCCCACCTGCCTCTGCCCCGTGCA